TCTTAACGTATTGATTGAACTATCCGTATAATTTTTGGATGTCGTATTAGAACTATTAATAGCTGCTGCTTTCGCTTCAGCAATTTTCTTTTCATAGTCGGTTCCTCCCGTTTATTTCAAAAGTTTTGTCGATGTAGTATATTATCATAATAAAGTGGAACTGTAAAGAGACAGCTCGCCTTTTCTGTAAAACAGATAATTTTATTGGGAGGTTTCATCATAACCCGAGGACAAATTGTATTATCGGCACCATTACAATTTCAACAGAAATGTATAGTTTATACTGGAACCCTTCGTCAGGGGATTGGAATAAGGTTGTTCGTCAACGTTTTGTGGGGGGCTCTTAAAGGACCATATCCCGCAACCATAGATGAATCATACACTATGCCAGGGGAAGGATTTAAAGCTATAGCAGAAGTATCCGCTAGTATTGGAAAACCAGTTATTGCTACCATTACTCATTACCCGCAGATGAGTAATGGACTCTTTACTGCCGCGATAGATCAACAATACGTATACTTAGTTGCAAATCCAGGAGTTTTCATTCCAGGTGGATCTGGTGGTGTAACTGTTACTTATTTTTGCATTTAAGGTCTATCAACAAGTAATTGAGCATTTAAAACATAATATGAATTTCCGGAAGCCGGAAAATTTCCATTGCATTGGAGAACATTAGACCCTGCCGTGCAATACAGGGCTATTTGTGTCGTATTACCCAAGCCAATTGCAATAACTTGTTGATTTTTTGAAAAGGTGTATCCCGCGGGGAGGTATATTACATATTCTCCGGAATTCATGTTTTTAGCGATGGTAAACACCGAAGAAATTGTTAAAACTCTTCCATTTAGCGACCCATATAGGATATTGTCATAAATAGAAATGTATGAAGAGTTATAAATCCCCGCAGTTTCTGACCCTCCAGTCATCTCCCAAGGAAGCCATTCCGAGTTAGCGCGAATTGACGTATATTCACAAAGGTCATTCCAAGAAATAAATTTTTTAAGTTGTCCATAAACGACCAAAAAACCATAATAAATGTTATCTCTTGGTAATCCCGTATTTCCGTCACTTTTCCTAACCCAATATAAACCGGGCGCCATGACAGTATTAAGGATATCAACGTTTTTAAGATCTTGCCTTGGAGACTTAAACACTTCTTCCCCTGGATAGAACACACTCCAAGGGGTTACGGTGTTCGCATTCTTGATCCGTTGGGCAAATATTGATTTGTCGTAGGGACGATAAGTCTGTTTTAAATACTTTGAGTCTCCGTCACCGATCGAGTACTCCGTATCCCAAACTCCCACACCGGACAAGCCACTTGGAATACCACTCAGTGTTCCGGAATGATGTCCATAACTGCCAACATGTGCCGCATCGAAATAATCATCAATATTTATATCACCTGTGTAAATTTTTCGTAATCCATTCGTTTTTACATCTTTTGTGATCGGGATGGAATACTGCCAAATTAAAGTTACATTGGTGGTCTCTACCGGATCAAAATTCACCACTCGATCTCTAAAATTGGATAAATAAGCATCTTTTACAGATAAGTAAGCACTGCAAGTATTCGTCTGATTGGTGTTATAGAAAATCTCCAACCAGCATCCTTTACTTTCTGGATCCCAAACAATACGAATATCACGAAATGCTTGGTGGGTGTCATAGGCATTTCGATCGTGTACGACGCATATTGGTGGTTCACTATATCCAGTCTCAATGGTCATAACGACCGTTTCCGCTTGCGAATAATTGTAATTCCGACATAAGGTTAAATCCACACTTATGCCTGATGGCGAAACCGGTCCTGCGGAACCAATACCCTCGCCAAAGAATAATATCCGATACCACCCAGCAGTCCCAAGATCTTTTTTCAATCTCAAAGCTCCTAGATCCAACTGATTTTGCACATTCCCGGCTAGTCCATTTAAGACGCCACTCTCCAAATCAGCACAATACTTGGCTAACTTCCCAAAAGCAACGCTCATGGTATCACCACTGGTAATCCCGGCACGCTCTACCGCCTGCTCAAAAGTAACCGTATTACTTGAGATGTCGCCGCCCGTTCCCACAGCTCCGATATCATCTGCTGACAGGCTTACATTCCCTTTTTGGTAGGATGTCTGATTGGCGCCTTTTATCCCCGTGACCTGAGTGCCAACCATGACATCCCATTTTCCATCTGCAGTCCAATAAACATTTGCCCCTGCGCTATAAAATATCCCCGACCCTTCCATAAATCGGCTGTCAGTCGTAAAATCATTTGAGATATTGTACATATACCCTATTGCCGGATTTGAAGGTAGGTCTTCAAATGTAACTGTGCCGCCGGGGATTAGTGCCCCCTGAGTTGCGGCAACCACGACATTCTGTGCCTGATCTAATAAATCGCTTGCTTCATCTGTCAATGTCTTAGCCTGGTCAGAGTAATACTTGCTGTTGTTGGTATTTTCCCCAACACGCACCCCCGTTCCACCCTTCGCCCATGACTCGGACAGCTTGGCAGACTTATCAGCATCCGTCTTGCTTTTCTCCGCAGCCTTCGCCATTGCGTCGACTGCCTTTTGGATGTCCTGACATTCCTTAAGAATGTTCTGTATCTCTGCCATGTCAAGTTCAAATCCTTCGTATGTAGCCATCCTGAGGACGATTCCTGTCGCAAAACACATACGGACATATTTTGTATCGGTAGATACCGCCCATTCCCCGGCAGTCATTTGGTCGGCGTCAAAGTCGCGCTCTAACCCTTTCCGCATCTGGATTGTTGCGTTTATTGTGTTGATTGCCATTTATTCATCTCCTTATTAATAGTAGTGCTTCTAAGCGTTCTATACGCGCTGTAAGGCTTTCTATTTCTGCCTGTTGGTTATCTATGGTTTCTTTTTGAGATTTTAGCATCTGGAACATGGCGGGGATTAAGACTCGATGACTCCAATTTTCAATTTCACCTGTTTCTAGGTGGCTCACCGCTTCCGGGAAGTATTTTCCGACATCTTCCGCAATCAACATCGGGTAAACCATCCCGCAACGATCGTCATTTTCGTCCAAATATCCCTCTTTATACTTTGCGTATACTGGCTGAATCTGATAGAATAGTTCGACATCCTCATTAGTCATATTTCTATCAATATCTTTGTATCGCTTGGAAGACGACCCTTCTTGTTGAAATTTTCCAGTGGAACTATTCCAAACTACCCAGTTATCGCTTGTTTTGCGTCCGAGAGATTTAACCTTTAAATCGCAATCAAAATCTATGGTTACGTCACTATGGAAATTAGCATAACCATAAAAATCAGACCCCCCATCCACATCGAGCGATTCACATCGTAAAATTTGAGTTCCCAATTCGTTAAACCAAAATTTACTATACGCGTTTCCGTCAAAATTATAGGTAACTCCCATTGTAGTAAACTCGTGCGTTCCTGGTGACTTCGGAGATATTCCTGGTATTATCACTTTATTTCCTATAAACCTGACGCCCGCTGTGTCCACCCTTATCCCTGCCAATGAAGTACCTTCTTCATTACATATAGATATAATCACCTGTTCATCATCCATGTCTATCCTCGAATACCTATACCATGATCCATGCGAAGATGATATGTTTTGACCGGGATAAAATTGAGACACGATATTCAGTCCACTTCTCGAATAAATCATATTCCCAAAAGGAGTGTCATATGGTCGACCCGAACCTGAATAGTAGGGGTTTTGCGGAATCAAACATATATCTCCATATCCAGAAACATGTGAAGTATCCGTGTCTTGATCTAGCCGACCAGAAAATATTCTAAATCCGTAGCTTGTATAATCTCTGTTTTTAATTCTATAATCTATCATATTAACATAAGACTTTGTCCCCCAGTCTGGCTTCCCGTTTTTGTAACTAAAAGCTTTAACAAGATCAAAAGTTCCCATGCCGCTGATCCCATCTTTATCAATTTTCCCTATTTGCGTACCGTTGGCATCCATGATTTTTATGAATCCGTCTGTATTATTTTCCCCTCCAAGTGTGAGCGTCCCTCCGCGAATCCAATCACAGACGATCCCGATAGCATAAAGCACATTTAATACAGCATTCCCGTCAGCATCAAACCCGGACGAATAAGTCTTTCCTCCGTCCCTTGATACAAAAAATCCCTCACCCTGTTTTTTATAGACCGTGGAACCTGCCTCAAAATGGCATTTACCGTTAGCATCCACAGTTATCGGCTTCGTGCTTTGGTAGAAAATCGAACTTCCATCACTCTGCTTTTCCGATTTAGTAAACAATCCCATTGCATTGGCTGTTAACTGGTTCATATTCTGCACAGCCTTATCATACGTAGTCAACTGCTTCTCAGTATCCCTACGCGCTTCTACGACCGCCTGAGCCGCCGCTGATACGTATGTACTTCCATTCCTTACCGGATCTTCGGCTTCACATGCCACCGTTGTATATGAACCGATTTTATAAGAGACGGAATTGAGCAATGAATAATACACATTCCCCTTAGCATCCGATGCCCTCACGATATCGAAAGGTTCATACAATGGGTTATTTAACACCTCGGCGCTAAACGGGCGGAACACCATGCCAACCATTCTGCCGCCAAGGTAGTTAGCAACCGCCTGTTCGTTCCCATTTGCAAAAGGATTCTCTTTCACTTCGACCAAATATCCCTCTTCGCCAAACAACACCGTCTTTTCTTCCTGGCCGCTTACACGCACACCTGTTATCTGGACATCATCGGTATGTACATTAATGGATTTTATACGGAAAATATGTTCTGGCATAGCATCGGCGAATGATCCGCCTGAAAGGATCGTATTTGATCCGTAATTCGTGAAATTACCACCGTTTACAACCGTATCATGTGGATAGTTATGGAAATCCCCTCCCTTATAATTATAAGCGTCCAGAAGGCTTGTGTTGTACCATACTAACTGCATATACCCATTGTTATCAATACGGGCGTTATACCCGGCAATCTGGCAGGCGTAGGATATAATCTGACGGTATGTTCCCTGATCCGGCTTTTCTTTTACCGTGTACGACATATTATCAAACTGCCGTAATCCGATAGGGATGCCGCAGTCAAGGCAAGCGTCTGATATAATCCTCTGCAAGGTAGCCGGATATGATGTCCTACTTGAAGAATAATCCCGGTCAAGCTTAAACATCCCATCTACCGCGCTTATCTCAATGACATCCCCTGGAGTCTCAGGAACGATCGTATAATATACGCCCTTCCTTATCTTTTCTACTGTGCCATTATCCAAAAGCAACGCCACATACAGATTGATAACAGATCCATAAAAATCATACCTGGAAAATCGCTCGTCATGATTGGCAATCCTTAGAGTTAGAGTCTTACCAATAGCAAAACCTACACCGAATTTTCCATCCGTGGTCTTGTCCTCAATCTGGCAACCGCCAATCATAAAATCCTTCGGCTCCAGATGCAGCACTGTGCCATCACTTAATGTAAAGTCTGCATAATTGACCACATTTGCGCCCTTTTTTAATTTTTCTTTAAATGCTTTACTCGCGCTTATCATATCGGATTAATCACCACCGCGTTGAATGAGAGGCTTTCCCATGCGTCCTTTCCGTTTACTTGTACCAATGACCCGAAAGTATAATTTGATGTATAAAACATACCTGTAGTCCACCTTGCCAAAAGCGGGTTTAAATACCTTAACTTATACTCGCTTTTGTTTATAATTTGGTTGACGATTAATGCCGCTTCCTCTGGCTCTATGTACTTCCATTCAAGCGAATAACTTGATATCGTACCCATTGGCGTATTGTGCATTACAAGATCCTGAGTCCTATTTGAATCACTCGTCGATGTTGTGGCAAGATCAGGCTTGAAGGTATTCGGAGTTTTGACCGGAATATCGTTAAATTGGAATGGTCTATTTATACTTTTTTGTAATGCATACATACGAATACCTCCTTCCTATGTCGTCCCTAACATAAACGGATTCTTTCCAGTTGACATTTGCTGTATTTCACCCCAGGTCAGCGTAGATTCCGCTAAGACCTTTCTGTCAAGGATCACCTGCAATGTAACATTTCCGTTTCCACCTGCTCCAGATCCCCCGTGGCGCGCCATGACATTTTCCATGGCTTGTTCTATAGTTGAAAGCGGCGATACGACCTCCGGCTCCCTCTTGTTGTCTCCAAGCACAGCCATAAATTCTCTGTTTGGCGGAACCACGGTTCCTGTGGCAAGGTATGGAATTTTTCTAGGTGTCCATTTGGGTAGGTTTAATGATAAACTCCCACCACCCAACCAGTCTGGAATATCAAAACTCAAACTATTAAGCATATCTGCGATCCCATTGACCGCGGAAGCCATTCTGCTTATCAAACCATTCAGCGAACTAATAATGGAATTGATCGGACTCTTTACCACTCTAGCTATACTTCCCCATATGCTTTCCGTGGTTCTTTTTATTGACTCCCATGCGCTCGATATATTGGACTTCATATCACTAAACACACTTGATTTCGATTTTAGGCGATCCCAGGTATCATAAAGCTTTGATTTGATGTTATCCCAATTGGATGCCGTAGATGATTTTATTCCTTCCCACTTGTCTTTCACCTTAGATTTAATGCTCTCCGCACCGCTTGAAGCATCTGTTTTCATGTTCTCCCATGTGCTTTTAATTTTTTCTTTGATGTTTCCCCATTTTTCTTCGGTATTCTGCTTAATCTCATCCCATTTGCTTTGTATTTTTGATCTTATAGCTTCCGAAACTTCTTCACTTTTTCCCTTTATGATTTCCCACGACTCTCCTATTGCTAAAGAACTTCTGGGTCGCGACGTCGGTGAAAATTTCGA